AATATACGAAGAATAAGAAACCAAAGGATAAAAGCAGAGAGAGCACAGACATCAAGAAGGGCAGTTCGAGCAAGAACAAATCGTATGCTCGGCAGACAAGGTAGGACAGCCTTAAAAGGTGTTCAATCTAGAGCAGGACAAGTTGCCCAAGGTGCCCGCTCTACAGCAGCAAAAGTCACTACACCCATCAAAAATTTAGGAGCAAAAGCATCTAAACTCATACCAAAAGGTGCTCTTAAAGCAATAGCAAAACCATTCAGTAAAATCCCAATCATGGGACCACTGATTCTTGCGGTGTCCTCTCTGCTTGCTGGAGAACCCATTGGTCAGGCATTATTCAAAGGTGTCGGTGCAGCACTTGGTGGATTACTTGGAACTGCCATACCTATCCCAGTGATTGGCACACTGCTGGGAGAAACCATTGGTGTGTTTGTTGGTGATCTCCTTTATGAATTGACAATGGGTGGTGGACCTGAAGCCGCTGGTAAGAAACTACAAGACACATTGAAGACCATCACTGAGATGGGAACCATGGCAATTGACTGGGCCAAAGAGGGATTTGAAAGATTCTATTCGGGTGTTCCTAAATTTAAAATACCTAATTGGGTAATTGGTATTGGTGGAACAGAAGTCCCTGACCCGGGATTTATTCTTAACCCAACTAAAACTGCACCATTGGCAGTGAAGGCATTCTTTGGACGTGATCCTATAACACCACCGGGACAAGAACCTGATAAAACGGAGACCAAATCAGCAACCAAATCAGAATCTAAACCAACACCACCAGATACACCATATCCTAAAGGAAAACCTGGTGAGGGTGCATTAGGGACTAGTTCTTCCATCGTTAGTATTGGTAAGGAACTGATCAAACAACAATTCTCTGTTGCAGAACATCCAGATTTCACTAAAACACCAAAACCATCTGGTGGAACATACACACCAGGAAAGGGAACGGTATCTAACGTTCACAAAGGTGCAGGTCACTATGATGGTAGAGCAATTGATGTAACAAACTGGCGTGGTGGTGATCCAGCATATAAGAAAGCATATCTTCCTGTTCTAGATTCACTTCAGAAGAACCCTGCAATCAAAATGCTGATTCATGATACATGGGGATTCTACAAGGATGGTAAAAGATCTGGTCCTGGTAGTTACGGACACTCACAACATATGCACATTGAGACCAAAGACAAGGGTGGTAAAATTGGTAAAGGATTATTTGCTAACATGGGTGGAACAGAGTTTGTCATTGATGCTGACTCTACTGCTGCTTTGGAAGGAACATTTCCAGGATTCTTACAGGCAATCAACCGGGCAGATGGAGCAGAGGCTCTTAATGTTCTGAGATCTTATGCTTCTTATGACCAAGAGGATGTACAAATCATCCAGGTACCAGTTCCAATGCCAGGTAAATCCTCATCAGGAATCATGCCAATTCCTATTGGTGGAAAGCAACCAGACCTGATGATGGATGAACTGTATGCTGGTTAAATATAGGTAAGAGGTAATAATTAATGGCAAACAAAGTTCTCAATAGTAGGCAAGCAGTCCCTGGATTCGCAGAGGGAGAAGGCGAGTTAGGTGCTGGTATAAAAAAAGTTGAGATTGTATCCAACAGTGATCCAAGTAGATCAGCAGAGGTAACTAACGGTGTCGTGCAGTTACTATACTATGAAAGCATTCTGCAAGATACTCTTCGTGCCACAGTAACTTTTACTGACTCTGGTAATACACCATCTGAGGGTGGTGGAGATGGTCTTGGTAAATCTGTAAAAGAGGGTCTACCCATTGATGGAGAGGAGACAGTTTACATATCAATTGCTGACAACAATGGAAATAGTTTAGATTTTAAAAAAGAAAATCCTTTCGTTGTTAATACTGCTCCTAATCTTAGCGACGATACAACCAAATCTGTTGTTCAATTAGATCTTGCATCAGCAGAATTTTTAGTCAATGAAAACTCTCGCGTCAACGTTAGGTTCGATGGCAAGATTTCTGATCATGTAAAGAGAATATTTGAAGATCCTAATTTCTTAAACACTGAGAAAGAATTGGATATTGAGGAGACATCAAACAATTATAATTTTATTGGTAATAATAAAAAACCTTTCTATTGGTTGAACAAACTATCACAAAAAAGTGCTGGTGAGCACTATGAAAAATCTGCAGGATTCTTTTTCTTTGAAACCTATGAGGGATTTAAATTCAAATCCATTGACACTCTTCTGAGTAAAGACAAGAATAAGCCTAAAAAATCATTTATCTACAATCAGTCACCTACCGATGTCCCTGCCGGATATGATGGTAAGGCACTTGACTATAAGTTTGAGAACAAAGTTAATGCTCAGAAGAAGTATGCTGTAGGATCATCTGCAACTAAATTAAAGTCATTCAATCCATTTAGTGCTGCCTATAATGTGATTGATTCTGTTGCCGATACCCTTATTGAAGGATTAGATGTTTTAGCGGGTGGAAGATTACCTTCTCACAATAAGTTAATTCAAAAGGTTGATCTAGCAACCAGAACAACATTTTCATTTCTTGATCCTGGAACTTTACCATCAGGGAATGGTTTTGGTAAAACTCAGGAGCAACTTAAAAAATCTGGAGATCAAAATTTCAACACAGAACAGATTTTGAATCAGTCAATTATGAGGTATAACCAACTTTTCTCTGCAAAAGTCACGATTACCATACCTGGCGACTTCTCATTACATGCTGGAGATGCTATATTTGTGGATGCACCGGAACTTCAATCTAACACAAAGAATGATGAAGTAAGTAAGGAAAGTGGCGGTCTATATATTATAGCAGATTTATGTCACTTCATTACACCAAAACAAACTCTAACTAAACTCAATTTAGTAAGAGATTCTTTCGGAAGGACCGGAAATCACACACAACGGTAGTATAAATGGAAAGTATCGAAGAGCATATCAAGAAGGACAAAGAGATCCTTCAAGATCCAACTACAAATCCACAGATGCGTCGTCACATTGAAGGCGAACTGCATGATCTAGAAGAATATGCAGAGCACCATAAAAAAGAGATCGAACAAGGCGATCATCATGACCCATCTTATCTTGAATTGTTCTGTGATCAGAACCCTAGTGAGCCCGAATGTCTAGTTTATGACGATTGATGGAAGGAGGGAGCGCACTATTTAATTCTAACTTTGTAGGAGGAGATTTTCTCTGGTGGGTTGGTCAAATTGTTGACGATGCCACTTGGAGAGATAATATTCTACCTGGAAAATTTGAGGATACTGAAAGTATCCCTGGATGGGGTAGAAGATACAAAGTTAGAATCATGGGTCTCCATGATAAGGAGGAGGAGACAATCCCCTCTGATCAGTTGCCATGGGCTAATATCATGTATCCAGTTACTGCTGGATCTGGTGGTGCAAACGCATTCCAAACATCAAACCTGAGACAAGGTATGTTCGTGTTTGGTTTTTTCCTTGACGGAAAAGACCAACAAGTTCCTGTCATCATGGGAGTCCTGGGCAGCAACGCTCAAACTCCAATGCAAACCACCATTGGCAATAATGCATCTAATTTTGCTGCCACCAGTGGTTTTTCAGAATCAGCAAAAGGAGAAAAAGATCCCAATATAACTCCTCCTGATGAGGCATTAGTTACAACAAAACCAAAAACTAAACAAGATCAACAAGAAACTGCTGACCCTCCGCCAACGGTTGAATTAGACAATCGTGGTCTGAGAACAGACAAACCGCCAACTAAAGGTGATTTAGCCACGGTTCTTGCTGCTGAAGAGGAGGCACTTCAAAAGGCATTAGATAAGGAGGCAGCAGAAGAATTAGTTAGGAAGAGAGTAGAGCAGACAAAGGCAAGAAAGAAAGCACTCGTTAACTCACCGGTATCACCATCTCAACCAGGAGCAACAAAAGAAAATCCAGATGCTGTGCATCAGTTAAATGCTGCTGACGTGAAGCGTGAAACTAAGATGCAAGAAAAAATTGTCTTGATGAAACCAGATAATATGGTTGAGTCAGCAACAAAGGCAATACAAACTCAACTTGACAACATCATCCAAAAAGTAAACTCATTTTTAGAATCTATTCAAAGTTACATTGATGCAGTTTCAAGTCCAATGAGTATCATACAGGACTTACAGAAATTGATTTCTGACGCTGCTTGTCAGGTTGCAAAATATATGAAGATTGTATTTGACAAGGTGATGGAATATGCTTTGAAAATTATGAATAAAGCGATGAATGCTGTCGTAGCATCTTTACCTTCCAGCATGAGAGCTCAGTTCTCTGACATAAAAGAGATACTAACTGAAACATGTCTTTGCATGTACGGTAAGATGACCAACAACCTTTGTGGTATGATAGAGGGTCTTCTTGGTGACATGCTAAATCTTGAGGAGAATGAAGCAAGAGCAAGAGAACGCGCTGCCAATCCAGAACCAAGAGATCCTTCTACTCCTTTTGTTCCAATGTGTAAGGCAGAGGAATTCATTGGACGTGCCCTAGCAACAGAGAGAGAAACAATTGACAAGACGAACAACTCAATGTTGAATGGTATCAATACTTTTGTCGAAGATATTCAAAGCGAAATGGCAGGAGTTTCTGATCAGATAGGAGACATCACCTCTTTGATAGGTGGCATCAGCGGTAGT